AGATAACCATTAAAAAACAAGCAGAATTGGCTTCTAATTTGATGAGAGACCTTGAAAAAGCAAGTAAGGTTATTCGGGGCGAAGAACCTTTGCCAGAGGGACTAAGGGGAACGGCCTTGATTACCGCCGCCGAGGGATACATCAAGGAAACAGGCGATGCCAAACTTGCTTACGAACTTGCCAACTCACCATTGGTTTCAGAAACTTCAGCGGCGGCGCAAGAAATGAGGTTAGCGGCTGAAAGAGAACAAGATAGTCTAACAAAGAAATTTCAAGAATTGAAAAAAGTAAGGGAAGAGGCGATTGAAAAGAGAACGGGAAAAAAGGTTAAGGAAGTAATTAAAGACGAAGTGGCTAAGATTAAGAAAGAAATCAAACCCCCGTTAAAAGACTCGTGGGTCGAGTTTTTAAAATCGATTGAATGTCAATATTAAAGGAGAAATATGTGGTGTTTAACAAAAAGTGAATCAGCAAAAATAAGAAAAGCATTTTTAAATAGAGAGTTAGACCCGGTTACTTTGGCCGGGATGACAAGTGCGGCACGACACGCTATGTTTGGCAAGTTTATCAGTGAAGACAATGCTAAACAAATAAATGTTTTATTTGAAAGTAAATTGCTTTTAAAGAACCAACAGGCAGGAATGGTTAGTTGGGCTAAACGAGTGGTTGGAATTACTAAAGAGACAAGAATGGATATTCTCTCGAAAATTGAAAGATTAGACAAAGTATTAGACCCCAAAGAGGGTGAGCAATTCTTACAAGATTTGGCCTCTAAAAGATTAGGATTAGAGGTTACTGAAAAGGAGGCTAAAAATATCTCCGAGTTGTCTAAAAAGATTTCGGAGTTAAGAAGTAAAACCGACATAACAAAACCCGATATAACTTTGGGGAGAGCGATGATTGACCTAACCGATTATGTCAATTCTCTCAAGGGAAAAAAGGTTGACCTTGCCACTAACATATTGGGAGTTCCACGGGCAACAATGGCTTCTTTTGATTTGTCCGCACCACTTAATCAGGGCTGGGGAATGGTGAGTAGAAAACGATTCTATACTTCTTTGGGAAGTATGTTGAAATATGTAAAAAGCAAGGGGGCGTATAGAGACTTACAGGCTTCGATAATAACAAGCCTAGAATACCCACTGGCGAAAAAAGCGGGTCTTAGATTAACCGAGTTGGGGAATAAACTTGAATTAAGAGAAGAACAATTTATGACCACACTCCTCGATAAGGTTCCTGGATTTGCCGCCTCGCAAAGAGCCTACACTGGGTTTTTAAATAAACTAAGATTCGACTCTTTTAAAGACTTAGTTAAAAAAGCAGAAGTAGCAGGTGAAGATATTAGCGAGGGTTCACAAACCACAAAAGATTTAGCGAGTGCGGTCAATGATTTCACCGGAGGGGCTAGGGTTGGTAAAATCGAGGGTGCCGTCCCACTTCTAAATGCGGCTTTCTTTTCACCTAGAAAAATAACCTCAACGGTTAATATGCTTAATCCTCTTAAATATATTGACCCGAAGATAAGCAAAACCGCCAGAAAAGAAAGAACCAGAAACATGATTGGCAGTTTGGCTCTTTCGGCGGGGGTAATTGCTTTGTATTCTCTACTTAGTGGGAAAGAACAAGAAGCAGACCCGACAAGTTCCGAATTTGGAAAGATTAGGGTCGGGGACACCAGGCTTGATGTAAGTGGGGGCAACGCCACTTATCTTAATCTTTTGTCAAGACTTATTACTGGAAAGATAAAAAGTTCAACTGGCGTTTCCAGAAAGTTGGGAACTGGTTATGGAGAAACTTCCGGGGCTGATTTACTTGCCCAATTTTTGAGATACAAACTTTCACCCAATGCTTCTTTGTTGGTTGATGCGGTTACTAAGGCTAATGCGATTGGAGAAAAGAAAACCATACCCCAATCAGTTATTGACAGGTTTAAACCGATGTATGTTAGTTCATTAGTTGAACTTCTTAAAAGCGACACCGATGGTAAGTTTGCTTTTGCTCTTGCGGGTTTGTTGGGTGCTAACTTGAATACCTACTCGGCAACAACCGACTGGGAACAAAGTACAAGTAAAACTTTGTTGCAATTTAAAGAAAAGGTCGGGAACGAAAAGTTTAAAAGAGCCAATGACCAGTTTAATAGAAATTTCGATGAATGGCTTTCAAAGACGACCAATAGTGCCGAATACAAAGGTCTATCGGATGAGGGCAAGGCAAGTGTGGTAACTAAGGGTAAGGCGATGATACAAGAGAAAGTTTTAGACCAATACGGATTTACCTATAAGACACCACCAAAGACACAAGGGCAAAAAGACGAAACGGAAGTTATTAAAAAGTTAGTTGAATAATTGCCTATAAATAGTTATTAAGAACAAAATAAAGAAAATGACAACACTTAATGTACTTGAAGAAAGGGTGGGGAATATGGTTAAGACAAACAATAGTGACCATGCAGAAATTTTAAAAAAGATTGAGGAGATAGACGAGAAATTAGACCATAGTTTCGTCCCAATCTCCCGTTTTACTCCGATTGAGAAAATTGTTTACGGCATGACGACTCTAATTTTAGTGGCAGTTTTAGGTGCTATAATTAAACTTGTTATAAAATGACTGTTCAAGAGTTTTTTACCGCCTATCTTGGCCTGTGGGTAGAGACCAATAAGGGAACAGACCCCACGACCCACCAGCAGTGTATCGATGCTTGGCGAACCTATAACCGCAAAGTAGTTGGCGCTCCCGACATCTTCGGCAACCCCCCCGACATTTGGAACAATTACCAAACCGACTTCTATGACAAAATTCCCAATACCCCGACTGGATTTCCCCAACTTGGTGATGTTGTTATCTGGGGGACTAACTATGGTAAATACGGCCACATAGCGGTGTGCACCGATATTGCCGACACCACTACTTTTACTTCTTTCGACCAAAACGACCCCCTTAATACGCCTTGCCACTACCAACCCCATAAATATACCGGAGTTCTTGGGTGGTTGAGACCCAAACACTTACCGCCGGAAGCATCTACCGAAGACAAGGTTTGTCTTGACCTTCTTAAACAAACACCTTATGAGGGCAGTCTTGAAGGTTTGGTCAGACAACTAATCGGCGAACATACAAACTATAAGGATTTGGAGAATAAGGCCAAACAGTTAGACGGGTTTGTTTCAAAATGGGTGGAAGAATTTAAACTTACTTCAGGGTCAAACTTGATAGAGATAGAAACGGAAATGACCAAGTTGTTACCCTTAGAAGATAGGGTCAATAAATTCCGTTTTGCGATTGAGAGTGCTGTTGGCACATTTGAGACCGATGATGCCCTTCTTGGGGCACTACAGGCCCTCAGGGGCGATAATTTGACACTCACCACTAAACTTTCGGAATGCCAGTTGAAGTTAAAAAGGAACGGGGCGATAAAAGCGTTTAGTTTCGGAAATTATATTATCAGAATTTATAAAAATGACTAAAACACCAAGAGACAAAAGGTTTCCGGTAGTGTTAGCAAGAGCACTGGCGGCCAATAAAAAGAAACTATTAAAAAAATGAAAGAAAGTTTAGCAAGCATGTGGTTTGCAGTCTGCCGGTTGCGGGCGGAAGGCAAAGCATTAGTGGCAAGCGGGGGGTTGCCCCTTGAGAAGATATTAGAAGAAAGACTTTTTCAAGAAGCAGACAAAAGAATTGACCGAGACATTCAGGAGAGAAAGGAGGTAATTATATGGCCACAAAAGCAAAAATAACGGTATCGGATGTTGTTAAAAAAGACATGACTCTGGTGGGGTATTTAGTGTTGTCCGGCGGATTGGGTTATGTTTTGGCGACCTATGTTGCCAAAGACCCTATGTTGACGGCAGTATTCGCACCGGCAATTAACTATGTTTTGTATCGTTTAGCAAAAGAATTAGAAGGGGAAGGTTATAAGAGAGCCCTAGAAAATAAATAAACCCGTGTTTTTAAGTTCTTAACAAAGAGCTTGGTTTGCAGACCCACAGGTTTATAGTGGAATGATACCAAATAGTATTAACTATGTCAAATGAGTAGAGAAATTTTAATCATAGACGGGAAGGGAACGGAAAAGGTTATTCGGCCGATTGAATCTTCTACCTTTATCGACAAAAAAACCCCGATAGTTGACGAAGAAAGTATATTGCTTCACCTAAACGAATCCCAAAGACTTTATCGGGAAATGGAAGTAGGGCAAAGAGAGGCGACAGTTGAGTTAAAACCCAAGTATCCGGATTTACCAGCTTTTATTTGGCTTAATTGTGACGACCACCTCGGCTCAAAGCTGGTGGATTATAATGCCTTTTTAAGAGATTACAACATCGTAAGGGACACCCCGAACTTTTTTTGTTTATCCAACGGAGATGAGGTTGATCACTTTATGATTACTCTTGGCAAGACAGCCAATGGGGTCTATGAAACCCCGATAACCCCCCAACAACAGGCTTTGCTTATGCAGAGCCTTTTTAAAAAACTAGACGACCAGGATAAGATGGTGGCTTTCAGCTTTGGCAATCACAACCAGTTTATAAGAGGGGCGGGGTATAAATTTGAGAACACTTGGTTGAGGAACTTTAAATGTCCGGTGCTTAATTGTGGCGGGCTTATTCACCTTAAACACGGCAGTCAGGAATATAGGGTGGCAATTACGCACCAACATTGGGGGAGTAGCCGTCTTAATATCACCAATGTTGCTAAACGATTTTGGGAACATTCATATCCAGAAGCAGACATTGTTTTTATTGGCCACACCCACCAAAAGTCCGTAGAACAATTCGGGCGGGGGGACAAAACCATTGTTGCTATAGTCGGAGGCACCTATAAAACTGAGGACGAATTTGCCTTGGAACATGGAGGAGACAGGCTTAATAACCTTGGAGGAATTACCCTTGCCCTCTCCCCAGACAGAAAAGAAATTATCCCCTTTTATTCTTTATCAGAAGCACATCATTACTTTTCGGTATTAAGGGAAATAAAAGGCCTAAATTGAAAGAAATACACTTTACCTCAGGCTTTCCGACAAATGAGTGGGTTGGGGTTGAATACATACCAAGATACAGACTTCCCTCTAAAATGAATGGCACCCTTGCCTATCTTCCCGATAAGTTTAAAATACTTGAGGGCGAGTGTGAGGGGATGGAAGTATCTCCGAAAGCTCCGTTTATTGAAGTTAGAACGAAAATAGCCTTGCGTGATTAGTTGCGTGATTTTGGCGTGATGATATGGTTTGTATGCGATTGCATTATTGACTTCTTCTTAAAAAGGTTTAAATTGTAGTTATGGATGAACTAGAACGCATTATAGATTATAATATTACAGCCTCCCGCTTTTGCGTTCTAGCTCACGGGGGGCTTTTTAGTGGAGTAATATGCAACTAACAACACTAGGAAACCACATAGTAGTAGACATACACAAACCGATGAGTGTTCAGCCCGACTATGATTTCTGCCGTGTAAACAAAACCTACTTCGACAAAGCAAAAAAGTCTTCAAGATATGTTTTAGTAAGAACCCCTAATGGGGAGCGAGTATTTATGCCGAAAGCTTGTAAAAAGTATAAAGTAGTCAAGGAAGTTTTCCTGTTCGAAAGTCGTCCGATGGAAATGTTCGAACTTTGCATCCCTCATTGTAAAAAACAACCGGATGATTATTATGTGTATACGAATATATGAGTAAAACTATTAACTTTAACGAGGATGAACTTGAGACTTTAATGTGTCTTCTTATCTATTGTTCCCGTTACCACCCAAACTACCAGAAAGACGCCAACGACCTTTTCTCTAAAATCTTCAACGAAGAAAACCAACAAGCGTTATTTAGTCCCTGTTCCGAAGTGTCTGATAAGGAACATACTGTTATTAGAAAGGCGAACAGAAAAGCCCAGCTAATGATTCATTAGACTGGAAGCTCTCTCAGAAGTTAAAGACCGTACTGGAAGTCGGGGTGTAAGTCCCCGAAACTAAGACAAAGCCTGCGGAGTGTAAAGCCAGACCTGAGACGAAGAAGCAGGAGAATTTCAGAGCATCGCCGAAATTAAAAAGTAACTTAACCGTTATTAGGGATATAGTATCTTATAAACAAAAGTATATGACTAATTTAGAACAGTTACTAATAGATACCCGCAAGAAGTGGTTAGAAGCGAAAAGTAAAGGCGATATCTCCATGATGTCGCTTTGGGAAAAGGTTGGGTTATCAATCAAGGTCCGGATTGCGGAAAGTGTTGGTGTTGTTGATAAAGATCAAGAAATAGAAAATATATTCGGCGGCAAACTACTTGATGCCACTTGACACCTATGATATAATGTTTACATGCAAGAATATGATGTTGCGCTTCTAACTTACATTCGTGAAATTCGGCAAAAGATACTTTCTATGTACAATTCCGGCACTTCAGTGGCAAAAATAGCCAAAGAGATAGATTTAACCGTTGGGTCGGTCTACCGCCACTTAAGAGATATGGGTATTGTTTTAAAGGCAAGAAAAAGGAATTTTAAAACCGGCCAGTTTTTAAAAGGGGACTAAATTAGGCACAAAATACCCTATTGACAAGGTAGATAATAGGTGATACAATAAACATTAGAACATTAAAAAGTTAATAGGTTTGAAGATTTTGATAAGGACTATCTGGTTAATTACCTTACGGGGATTCATTGTCCTACGAGATAGTCCTGACCAAAGTTTTTAAAATAATTAAGAAAGGAAACAAAATGAATGGATCGGAAGCAATGGAACTTGCAGAAACCCAAGAAATAGAAGAAGTTATGGATAAGGCGGAAGAATTGACCAAGAAAGCATTACCCGAAGCCCCGGTCTCAATTACGGTCAAGGGTTACTTCAAAGGTTTTTCTGTTCTCATCACTAAAAGAAGCGACTCTGGCGATATTAAACTGGACAAGATCATGGAAGCGGTTAACAACATGGTAGAGAAGGGATTTAAACCAAGCTGGAACACCGAAACTAACGGAAAGGCCGTTAAACAAGAACCCAAGGCGGTATGTGATGCTTGCGGAGGGGAAGCGGTAGAGAAATCCGGGGAAACGAATAATAAGAAATGGAAAGGTGTCTTTTGCCAAAACCCTGAATGTAAAAAAGTTAAATGGCTTAAAGCCTGAAAGGAATAATATGAATATACCAATGGATATTTTAGCCAAGAATGTAATTGAATTGCAAGCGAGAGCTTACAAAGAAGGGTACGAGATGGGGTTAAAAGAAGGGGCAAGAAGGGCGACCATAAGCGTTACAAAGGTTTTTGAGGAAGAATTACCGGCCGAGTTTATTAATGACGGGAACAACTAATATGGAATTTTCAAACAAGTGTACAAAGTGCGGGACAATAATTCACGAGAAGGTGGCGAGTTATTCGTTTCACGCTTTCGGTGAGGAGTTGTGTTTCTCGTGTCAGTCGCTTGTCAAGTTTGAACTTAAGGTACAAAGGTCGAAGAAGTTGTTTACTGATAGTACCGGAGGCGTTGATGCCCCCGGAGTCGGGCCTGTCCTGCCGAGCAGATAACCGGCCCGAACCCGGAGGAATTAACCAAATGTTAAAATACAAGAAAGCCTACAAAGCCTGGAAAAAAGTTAGTTACCGCAACCATTGGTTCTTTAGAATGGCTCTCATGTTCTTAATGATAATGGCCCTTATATATTTGGCCTCACTTTGGTACGAGAAAGAATTAAAAGCCCCGATTATAAGTCCGGTGCCGGAGGTTGGGGCGGTAGATAATAATTACAAGGTTAAGTTTCTTACCCTAATGGAGGCAAAAGAGATTGTGCGACAATCGATTCCCAATATGGTAGAAATGACCGCCGAGAGGTTTACCGGCAGTGCCAAGCAAAAGAATTACATAATTTACCAACTATACTGTTTGTTAAGAGAAGAGAGCAACTTCGGCGAGAATGAAAGTTGCGGTGATTCCGGTAAAAGTTGTGGAGTCTTGCAATTTAGAGAGGCTACTTATAACCGGATAAGAAAAGAAATGATTAAGAAAGGTTTAGTTAATGAGTTAGGAGATAGATTTAGCCCATTTTATTCAATAGAGACTACAGCTTACGCTCTTGTAAGAGGTTATGGCAAAGAGTGGGGGCCAATTAGTAGAGGTGAATGTAAATGAGAACTCAATTAAAAAGAGGCTGTATTTGGGAACTTGAAGAAGGTGGGCTGGTTTCTGCCAGCGATAAATATAACTCTATTGTTCTCGACAGAGTTTCTCAATACTCGCTTTTATGTTTTTTAATTAGAGTATTACGGCACCGGAAAACAAAATGAATATACTAACCAAACTTACCCAAAACGAAGAGAGATATGAAGAAATGATAGGCCAGTTTATTTTAGGGTGCTTGATTGGGGCGGTCATAGTTGCACTATTTTTTATATTGAAATGAAAATACAACTTTTGGGATTTATACCCGCAATTATATTTGGAGTAATAATAATTGTGGCAACAATAGTAGATGAAGAATTTAGAGAAGGTCTCTTTTATATTTTTTTGGTTTTACTAATGGTGATAGGTTTTTTATGGGGACTTCAAGGATTAGGAGTAATTAAATGAACATACCAGAAATAGAAATAGTCTTATACATACTTGACCACGGTTGGATATTATTTCTAGCCGGGATGGTAATTGGTAGTTTTATAGTGCCATTCTTTTTTTGGTTAATAAATTATTTGTTTAAAGGAGGAAAATGAAAATGGAAAGTAAAACATTTGAAGGTCCACTAAATGGTAAAGTACCAGCAACGGGTTCTCCCCAGACCGGGAAACAATTATACAAAGTATTTCAATGTAGAACTTGTTTACAAAGATTTCTTGTTCCTTTAAGCTCTGGGGTAAATATAGAGTGTGAGCATGACAGGTTTAGCACGGGGTCAATTAAAGATTTAGTGGATATTATAGAAAAATAATTTACTAACTTAAAAGAATAAGGAAAGAATGAAAGATAAAACTTTGAGAATTTTGCCAGGGTCGGGGAAATTGGAAACAATGGGGGGACGAAATACCCGTAACGGCCAACCCAAGCCCCTCGCAAAGTTCTTAATAAGTTTTAATAAATAAAAGGAAGGAAAGAATGAAAGATAAAAAGGAGAAGATAATAATTAAGGCACAAAAAAGGGCTCATAAATTAGCTATGAAGGAAATTTATAAGCGAGCTTTCAAAGATAAATTTGAAGCAGGAGGAATGGGATTTAACGATTGGTTGCTTGAAAATGACAAATACTAATATGGAACTTAAAAGAATAAGGAGGAAAGAATGAAGAAAGATATGTCAATAATTTACAAGCCAGTTTATGATACCGAAAATGTGGATTACTTCCGAAAAGTAAGTAAAGGCGGAGAAGAAATTGAGATGATTTATTTTTTTATGTCTGATAAACACATGGTGACTAACCCGCCTGACTATACAAAAACGATTGACAAATTGATAAAACTTTTGAAAGGAACAGGCATCTCTAGAATTACGATTACTTTTTTAAACAAAAACCTATTAAAAGAATAAGAAAGGAAAGAATGAAAGATAAAAAAATAACTACTTGGGACAAAGAAAAATTAAGACATTTAATTAGTGGGGTTTATTATGCCAGCGAAGAACCACACTCCTCGTCTGCCGTTATTGACCAAACAACTAATTTCTTGGACAACTTACACTATAAAGCACTCAAAGCCCAAAAGACTGAATTAGAGAAAAAGGTGGAGGAGGCAATAGATAAAATGTGGGACAAGAGAGAAACTGATAAAAATAGATATTCGGTTGGTTGGAATAGTGCCTTGACCGAATTAGAAACAAGGCTGAAATTAACCTATTAAAAGAATGAACACCCAAGACATTAAAGGCTTGGAAAAACTAACCAAGAGACACAAACTAACCAAAGGGTTGATTAACAAGTTAGTAAGATTGATTTATAAGAAATGAAAAATAAAAATTGGGGTTGGGTAATCTGTAAGAAAATAAGTAAGTTGTTAAAGCAGTACGATAAAGGCCAAATTTACGGTATTCCTAATTTCCTTGAGTTAATTATTGAAGAACTTTCTGAATTTGCTGAAGAAATAAAGTTAAAGAAACAAGACTATGAGGATTGGTTTGGCGACCAGGTAGGTTGGAATAACGCCGTTAAAGCACAAGAGTTAAAAATTAAGGAAGCGTTTAAAAGGCGAGTATGAACCAATTTTTTATAACATTCAACAAAAAGACTGGTCTTTACTCGGTGGAAATCAAAGGGATTAAATATACCTTTAGTTGGCAAGAGTTAGACGAGTTGATGCTTCTTATTAAGAAAATACTGATTGATACACAATATGGGTGGGGAAAATGACAAGAGACGAAAAACTATTAAATAGACTTGAAAAAAGACTAATTGAGGTTGCGGGCAAGAAGTGTAAATACAAGAGCCGCTTCTGTGCTATTTGCATCACATGGGAGGCATTTGCGGTTATTAAAGAAATGCTGGACATAATGCAACCGGATGGATGGAAGGACAAGAAATGATACTTTTAATACTTTTAATTTTACTTGTCTTTACTCTTGGTTTCTTAATCGGGATGTGGTTAGTTATGGAACACTACGAAAGAGAAAAGTGCGGGATGGAGAAAAAAGAATGAAAAGAATCGCCTTTAAAAAAGATTCACTTTGTAAGTCCTGCGGTAAAAAATTACGGCAAGGAATTAGCAAATACTGCTCTTCTTGCCGGAGAGAGATAGACAGAGCCGAGGCCCAAACAAAGAAATTAAAGAAAGCCAACTCTACCTCGGTTTTAAAGAAAGAGTGTGACGAATTGCACTCGTTAATTATTCGGTTAAGAGACGGTAAGTGTATGCGGTGCGGGACAAAGAATAATCTGCAACGAGCTCACCTGATAAACATTGGCCACATGGCTCACCGATGGGACGAAAACTCTTCCATCACCCTTTGTTACGCCTGTCACATTCTTTGGGGGCATCATCATCCACTGGAGTTTAGCGAGTGGTTGCAAGAGACTTACCCCACCAAGTATAATTACTGGAAAGACCACAAAGAAGATTTACAGACCAAAGAGTTGTCATATATTGACATTAAGTTTAAACTAGAGAGGAGACTGAAAGAACTAAATGAGAACCATCTACGCCGACTTTAACGGGTTAAGCGAGTTAACAGACCTGCAACGGAGGATTATGGAAGTTGTCAGCAAGTGGGCGCACCAAGAGAAAACACCAATATCATTGGTAGAAATAAAAACAAAGATGAAAGAACAAAAGATAGGAAACCCGACAACTATAAACGCAATTAATGGACTGCTTCGTAAGGGTTACTTGAGACGGGCTTGTATAATTAGCAACAAAAGTTATTTTGTAATGTTAAGGTCTATATGAGAGGAGGTATATGGAAGAAGGACAAATAGTTTCTAGGATGCCGATAGGAATGGATTTACCAACCGCTTTAAAGGTAGTGATTGACGGCAAAACAATTACTAAGTTAGAGTGGGCAAATAGTAATGTCTATGTTGTATTAAGAAACGGTTTTTTGATTTTACACAAAGACGATAACAAAGACTATCAATGGATTATTTCCGAAGCCGATTTAACCGGACACGACTGGGTAGTCTGTAATTTGCCAACAAGTAGAGATAACTGATAAGATAAGATTATGGCACAAGATGATTTAACTCTTAAACAACGCAAGTGGCTCAAACTATATCTTGAATTGGGAAATGCGACTGAAGCGGCGGCCCAAGTATATGATTGTGGGGATAGAGATAGTGCTAGACAGATAGGTTGGGAAAACTTAACAAAACTTGATTTTTCCGATTTTCTTGAAGAAGCAGGGATAACTGATAAACTTCTTCAAGAAAAGATAATGGAGGGACTGGATTCCACAAGAACGGTAAGTGCAGTTAATACTTCTAAGAACGCCACGGCTAGTAGCACTGATTTTGTTGATGTTCCTGATTTCATGGCACGACACAAGTATTTAGAAACAGCTTTAAAACTTAAAAGAAAATTAGTAGAAAGAACCGATGTAACCTCCGGCGGGAAGCCAATACCAATATTAACAAACAATGCTTTATCTACAGACCAGTGCAACAAAGAAACTCCAACAACTGAATAAAAGGATTAGAGGTATAAGCGGTGGGACTTCAGCTTCTAAGACTATTTCTATTCTTCTTATCTTAATTGATTACGCCCAACGAAACGATAACAAGGTGATTTCAATCGTCTCCGAGTCCATGCCTCACTTAAGAAAGGGGGCGATGAGAGACTTTTTAAACATAATGAAAGAGCATCAATACTTTAAAGACAATAGATGGGAAAAGACCAATTCAATTTATACTTTCGAGACCAACTCGGTGATTGAATTCTTCGGGGTTGAATCATGGGAAAAGGTTAAAGGTGCAAGGCGTGATGTGATATTTATAAACGAAGCCAACCATTTAACTTATGAAACTTATACTCAACTTGAGGTTAGAACCAAAGATGTTATATGGCTTGACTGGAATCCCGAGCAGGAATTTTGGTTTTATACTGATGTGATGAACCAAGACAATGTAGATTTTGTCACTCTAACTTATTTAGATAACGAGGCTTTAGATGTTAACATCGTTAAAGCAATCGAAGCACGCAAAGGGAACAAGAACTGGTGGCAGGTCTATGGTTTGGGGCAACTAGGGATCGTAGAAGGTCGTATCTACAAGGATTGGGAGATAGTCAACTCCGTTCCCCATGAGGCAGAATTAAGGAGATATGGTATAGATTTTGGTTATACGAACGACCCTACGGCGATTGTCGCCATTTATGTTTACAATGGGGGATACATACTGGACGAAGTTGCTTATCAATATGGTTTAAGTAATAGAAACATTTACGATATATTAATTAACTATCCTTCGGCCTTAACGATTGCGGATAGTGCCGAGCCAAAGAGTATTGATGAGATAAAAGGATTTAGAACCGATGGACATGGTATTAATGTTATTGGCTCACAAAAAGGGAATGATTCAGTGAGACAGGGCATACAGTATATACAGGCGCAAAGGATTTCCATTACCAGCCAAAGTATCAATCTAATTAAAGAGTACCGCAATTACTTATGGATGACCGACAAGGACGGCAAGGTTATTAACGAACCACAAGAGTTTATGAATCATTGTATGGATGCAATTCGTTATGGACTTGATAGTTTCAGGCCGATCGCTAGGGTCAAGACAAATACCAAGTCGGGAGGAGTGTTACCTTTCTTCCAGGGGTTGCCAGGATAATACTTGTGTTAAAATAAAGCGTTAGTATATTATAAAAATATGCCACAAGAAGGAATCAAGTTAGAAGACCCCGAATTGACCATGCTTCGTCTCAACAAGGAAAGCGGGTACAACTATCGTGAGAGACGGCAGAACGATTGGGATGAGAACTATCAACTTTATAGGGACAAAGTAATTATTAACCGCTTAACACAAAGACAGTCGGTCAATCTTCCGATGATGAAACTCTCCATTCAGACATTAATGAAAGATGTTGATGATATGCCGGTGCTTTACTTCGAGAATTTAGACAACGACAAAGAGGCCGAAATCTTTAAGAATGAATACTGGAAGTACACCGCCGAACACAACAAGATAGAGATTCAAGACATAGTAGATAAGCGTCAACAATTCTTATTCGGCCGTTCTTTCGACCAATGGCAGATAGTAGACGGCAAGGTCAAGATGACGATTCAAGACCCGATGGACATTCTGGTCGATAGATATTGCGACCCCTCAAATCTTAATTCTTCAAGGTTTTTGATTCATACGCACATATTCGTTCCTTTAAATACACTGGAAAAGAATAAAGACTACGACCAAGAGGCGGTGGCTAAACTTAAACTATGGCACGCTACCGACCAAGGATTGATTAAATCCCAAGAGAATAAGAATATGCTTCAAAACAAGAACAAGAAGTTGTCCGACTTAGGCGTGTCCGATATAGACGAGCCGGTGTTGGGCGAGACTTATGTTGAGTTGACGATGCACTTTGTTTATCGGGAAGAGAAGGGCGAAGAACAACTTTATCTGATGGTTGAGTGTGATGATATGGAGATACTAATGAAGAAACCGCTTGAAGAAGTCATTGGCAAGACCAAGGATAACTTTTGGAGAAATCACTTTCCTTATGTTTCATGGGCGGGAGATGTTGAAAGGCAAGATTTCTGGAGTGATGGAATAGCGGATGTTGTCCGAACCCCAAATAAGGTCTTAAATTCATGGTTCTCTCAATTAGTAGAGAATAGGACTCTTAGAAACTTTGGGATGCACTACTTTGACTCAACGATTGAAGGCTTTGTCCCCCAAACATTCACCCCTGTACCTTGGGGTTGGTATGGAGTGCCGGGCAAACCACAAGATATTATGCAAAAGGTAGATATCCCCGACCTGTCCGAGTCTTTAGATGAAATGCAATTCTTAATCGATATGACCGAGAGGGGAACTGGGGCAACCGCCACCCAACAGGGAATGAAGACCGAGAGACAAATCACCTTAGGTGAGGTGCAACTGGCTTTAGGTGAGGCCAAAGAGCGAATTAAAGGACTCTCTAAGTTCTATACCCAAGCATGGAAGGACAGAGGAGAGATATTCATTAAGTTGGTTGAAGCGGCCTCCGATAAATTAGATGCGGTTAAGATATACAAGAAGGGAAGAAACACTGATGACATTTTCACCAAAGAGATTACCCCTGCCGACTGGATGACCAAATCGGGTTATCAGGTTAAAGTATGGAGTCAGGATGAAAAGGACACTCAGAATACCGATTCTTTAGAGAAACTGAATGCCGCTAAGATGAATATGCCCGACAATCCTAAATTGGATGAGATTTATAAGAGAAAGTTGGTTGAGTTTGCCAAATTGACTCCTGACGAAGTAAATCAAGTAATGGACTACGAGAAGAAAAAGATGGAGAATATGATGATGATGGGTATGGGGGGAATGAATATGGGTCAACCCCCGCCAGGTCAGCCGGGTCAAGCACAACCAAAACCCCAACCACAAGCGCAACCACAAGGACAACCGCAAGTTAATATGCAAATGGGAGGGAGACCAATATGAAGATAGACGACATACTCGAAAAGTACAACCTCAAGTATGAGGACTTAAATGTCGGAGAGCGTGAGACGCTTCACTCTTGGATGGAAGCTCTAAACGACAAGAAGGTTACTCTCGAGAGTGTCAAAGACTATATTGTCTCGATGCGGAGTGCGGTTGAGAGTGAGTTGACCAAGACGGGTAACGAAACCAAACAAGACCTATTTTTAAAAGCAAGACTAAGAAACTATATGTTATTGGAAGCCTTTTTATTAACACCAGAGAAGGCAAAGAAAGCCTTAGAGGAAGCCATGTCAGGGTTAGTGAAGGCGAGGTGAACTATGCCATTTAAAAGCGAGAAACAAAAAAAATATATGTTTGCCAAATTACCAAAGTTGGCTAAGAAATGGGCCAAGAAGTATGGAAACAAGGTAGTTAAGGGTAAAAAGAAGATAGCGACCAAAAAAAGAAAGTAATTATTATTATCTAACCCTAGAAATAGGACGAAAGGAAAATATGCCCAAACTCCATGTTAAACCGACCACCGATGAATTAGAGGCTGGTGCTCAAAAAGCACTTGAAGAAGCCGAAGCACTAAAAGAAACCCCACAGGAAGAACCGGTTGAAGCTCCCGAAGAAACTCCGGTTGAAGTGACTCCCGTTGAGGAAACACCAGAGGTTGAGGTAGAAGAACCGGTACCTTCTAAGGAAATTATTAAAGATGTCGCCCAAAGAGAGAAGGAAAGACTGGTTGCGTCTGCTCAGGAGGCTCAAATCCTTCATGCCAAGAACAAAAAGATGACCGAAGCACTTGACAAGGCACTTGCGACTGCCGAACCAACCAACGATGAGTTGATACAAGAGTTTCCAGACTGGGAGTTAATGAGTGACTTTGAAAAGAAGATGGGGAAGGACAGTATAACCAATGCTAAAAGGTTAAAAGCTCTTGATGAGATTGTTAAAGAGAACAAAGACTTGGAGGGTTGGGTGACTAAAGTGGATGAGTTTGTTGCCGATGTCGCCAATCTGACTAAGTATCCCGAACTTGACGGGAAAGAGAGCGAGTTTAAACTCTTTGCCACCAAACCGACAAGAAGGAATGTTGACTTTGAGGATATAGTTTCTTCCTTCTTATACGGTCTTAAACCCGAACCCAAAAAGAAAGGGCAGATGTTCGAAACAGGAAGTGGTGGGCCGAATGACAAAGGTAAACCAAAAGGGGATAAGATTACCATAGAGGAGGCAAGGACTCTAAGAACGACCAATTATGAGAAATATAAAGAAATGTTACGGTCGGGTAAGATAGAACTCGGATTATAAGTGGCACTTGACAAGAAATAAGGACTCGTGCTAATCTAGACTAGATTAACTTCCTAACCCCCTTGCGGGACTGGTAAAGAATCCATTATTAATTAGAAGGAGGATTAAACCATGTCCGCATATGCTACTAAAGTAGCCGAAGGTTTTTCCCAAAAGTTAATGAAGGAAGTCTACGATAAGAGCCTCATTGACAAAATCGTTAATCGAGATTACGAGGGAGAAATTAACGGCGTCGGTTCAAAGTTGAATATACTCAACTTTAATCGAATTTCGGAACAAACCTACACCAAAGGTGGCCTGGTAGTAGAGTCTCTGTACGAGAATAATGCCACGCTTACTATCGATACGTATAAATCTTTCTATTGGAAGGAATATACCATCGATAAATGGTTGTCTTATATTAAGAACCCACACGCAACCATTGTTTCCCAGAAGGCCGACGAAAGGAATAAGAACATGGATACGTTCGTGTTCGGGAAATACGCTGATGTCGGGGCAGGGAACAGAGTCGGCACAGATGCCGATGATGCAACCACGATTACCATTCTTGTAGACACAGGAGCATTTACTGTCGCCGGGGGCACTCCATGTGATTCAACTTGGGTTGGCCGGGGCATTAAAGCCGTTGGTCATTCCAAATGGTATCGGGTTAAATCAGTGACCAATACGACCACAGGATTTATTGAGGACGACTTAGATGATGTCACTTCTCAATACAAAGGCGGGGCAATCGCTGGTGCATCTTATGTGGTAGAGGCAATTTCTGCCATAAGTCTCACGACAGCCAACCTGTTGCAGAAGATTTCTCTTTTGAAACAGAAACTGGACATTGCCGAGAGATTCGGTTATTCATCCGTCCCGGATTCAGACAGATTCCTGGTTGTACCGCCTGAGTTCGAATCAACGCTAGTTCGGGCATCTGGAGTCGTGCTACACGTTCCAGAAGCATATCAAGAACTGGTGAAGAACGGATTTATCACCGAATTGCAGGGATTCAAAGTGTTTAAGTCAAATAGATTGACTGGAAACAACACCGATGGGTTCAGGATTCTCGCAGGACATTCTAACTGGATGACCTTTGCCGAGAAACTATTAGAAGCCGATATCGAAGAAGATATCACCGGTGACTTTGGGTCAGCCTACAAGGACTTGTTCGTATATGGATGCAAGGTGACAGATTCTCGCCGACATTTTGCGGCAGAACTATACGCAACATTCGCTTAAACGAGAAAGTGATTGGGGGTTGGGATTAGAAACCTCAGCCCCCAGTCAATCGGAAAAATATGGCGACATTTGAAATAAAAACGGACTTACCAGCAGAAACACAAGCCGAAATCGCAAGAATTGAGGCTATCACTTCTACACAAAGAAAAACTCTTGAAACGGCTTTTTTAACTGCTTTGACTCCTTATTTAACTAATCGGGTGCTTCGTTATTCAGCTTCATTAACCAACCTACCAGCAACTAGTGCTGATACGATTTTAGAGGCAGAAGGCACTACCTTACCGACTAGTTATTCAGGATTTATGCAAGGTGCTTTCTTCTGGCATCTAAACAAAACAGGTTCCAATCTTTATACTAATACCGGCACTTCAACGACTGCCGTTTGGTCATTGGTTACTGGAACTGAAAGTATCGGGTCATTCTCGCCATCAGTTTCACTCTCATTGTCTCCATCTGTAAGTATAAGCAAGTCTCCCTCTGTGTCACCGTCCGTATCGGTTTCACTCTCGCCAAGTGTTTCTCCGTCAGTCTCTGTCTCTTTGTCGCCTTCTGTGAGTGTTTCTCTCTCTCCAAGTCTTTCGGAATCACCGAGTGTTTCAGTCTCCCTATCGCCAAGTCTTTCAGTTTCGCCGAGCGTTTCTCCAAGTGTCTCGGTATCCTTGTCTCCAAGCGTGAGTGTCTCTCTATCACCTTCAGTGAGTGTCAGCCTTTCGCCTTCAGTAAGTCCAAGTGTATCAGTATCTTTAAGTCCATCAGTCAGCGTCTCGTTGAGTCCAAGTGTCAGCCCATCAGTCAGTACTTCAAAGAGTCCAAGTCCATCATCTTCACCTTCCAAATCGCCGAGTGCTAGCTGGTCGCCAAGCGTCTCACCTTCAGTCAGTGTGAGTCTTAGCCCGTCAGTCAGTATTAGTCGTTCACCATCGTTAAGTCCTTCGGTCTCGGTATCATTGAGTCCTTCGGTTAGTGTTAGTTTGTCACCATCTGTCAGCCCGAGTGTGTCCGTCTCCTTGAGTCCGAGTTTATCGCCATCACCAAGTTCATCGGTAAGTTTGAGTCCATCACCATCACCAAGTTATCCTGATATTTAAAATATATGCAAGATTCATTTAAAGATACAAATGGTAATATTGTTCAAGCGGTTGTGGATGTGAATGGTAAAGTGCCAGTTTCTATCGGCCCATTCGACCATCGGAATATTCTTACCTTAAATACTTTTGTGCTTAAAACCGAAGCAGGGGTATTACACTCAGTTGTTTTTAATACACCAGTAGCAACCGGCGTCATTAAGATTTATGACAATAATGAAGCTGGTGGGCCGATAATTGCAACGGTTACTTCTCCCACTAGTCCCCAAAATTGTACTCTTGTTTACGATGTTGCCTTTACTGGTGGTTTGACTATTGTTTCTTCGGTAACGGCTCAGGATATAACTGTCACCTACAAGTAATCCCCTTGCATTAAACTAATTTCATGTGTTATATGTAGATTATGAGTCTGGTTTCTATGTCTGTACCGAGCCAGAACATATAAATATGATTACTGCCATTATTCCAGCCCGCAACGAACCATATCTTCAGAAAACCATATTGGACTTACTGTCCAAAGCCAAAGGAGAAATAGAAATTATTGTTGTTCTTGATGGATATTGGATGCCCGCAAATGAGATAGTTGAAGACCCCAGAGTTATCTATTTACACTTCAGTACCGCTAAAGGGATGAGAAATGCTATTAATTCGGCTCGTGCAATCGCTAAAGGTGACTATCTGATGAAATTGGATGCTCATTGTATGTTCGGAGAGGGTTATGATGAGATATTGAAGGCAGAATGTGAAGATAATTGGGTTGTCGTGCCAAGAAGGTATGCCCTAGACCCTCAGAAGTGGCAAATTGAAGAAAGGACGGACAATAAGTACCCCATCGACTATATGTATCTCTCCAGTGAACTTCATGGAGTGGTCTGGGATGAGAAAAACCACGATTTAAGGTTAAAAGAAGTCCTGATTGATGACACGATGAGCAATCAAGGAAGTGTTTGGTTTATGAAAAAGACCTATTTTGACTACCTAGACCTTATGGATGAGGCAAACTATGGTACTTTCTGGGTCGAGTTTCAAGAAATCGGGTTAAAGTGTTGGTTGTCGGGCGGTAAGGTCAAGGTAAACAAGAAGACCTGGTACGCCCACTGGCATAAAAACGAATCAAGAGGTTACAGTTTACCCAGTTCGGAAGGATTAAAAGCCCAGGAACACGTTAAGAAGTGGTTGACTCAACAAAACTGGCGGAAACAAATATATAATGTGAGATGGTTGGTGGATAAATTCGCCCCTGTCCCGACATGGAATGATAATGCCGAGGAAGTGCCAAGCGTTGAGACTGATGGTTTAGCAGAGATAAAGAAGGATGGAACCCGTGAAGAGCAAATATGAACTTTTGAAATACTTTAACGAGTTGGGTTTTAAAAAGGGAGCCGAGATTGGGGTAGCTGGAGGAGTTTTCTCCGAGGCGATGTGTCAGGCAATGCCAGATTTGGAACTTTGGTGCATTGATATTTGGCGACCGTATCATGGGAATCGTTGGTCGGGCAGTTATGCAAGAAATGACGGTAATTTTAAAGCCGCCACCGAGAGATTGGCTAAGTATAATACTCACATAATGAAAGAAATGAGTATGGAGGCGGTCAAGAAGTTTAAATACTTTTCACTGGACTTTGTTTTTATTGACGCTAATCATGCCTTTGACTATGTGATGCAGGATTTAATCGAATGGACGAAAAGAGTTAAAATCGGCGGTGTTGTGTCGGGCGATGATTATTATGCTTTTAAAAAAGGCCATCAAAACTATGCCGGAGTAGTTGAGGCGGTTAATGACTATACTAAGGCACATGGTATTAAATTTGAATTAACCGACCCTCTTACGAATAAATTGAGGGATCGGGGGGCCGATGAACAACCGGTTTATTGGTGGGTAAGGGAGGCGGATTAATGAAAGTCTACCTTGAGTTTTGTGTTCAAGATAGGGCGATAACAAGAATTGCCGATGCAATCAAAAAATATTTACCACTCGAACATGAGTTGGTTAGTACCAAAGAAGAGGCTGATTTAGTTTTTATTGCTTCATATAGGAATAGAAGATATACCCAAAAGCAGGTTGATTGGGCGATTAACAACAATAAGAAGTATGCGATAGTACAAGTAAACTTGAGGGGTGCAGAATTAACCAAGTGTACCAATACCGCTATTTGGAGACCAATGTGGGAAAGGGCAGAGGTAGTTTGGAGTTTCCATGATTTAGTCAAATCATGCCAGGAAGAACAAACACCAGTTAATTTTAACTTTTATTATGCCCCGTTAGGAGTAGAAAGTGATGTCTTTAAGGAAACTAAGTCTGAACGTAAGTATTTAATACTTAGTACGGGTAGTGGTAGGGCTTGGAATAAAGAATGTAAGAACGAGATATTATTGGCGGTACAAGGGCTTAATAGAAAAATATTTCAACTGGGAACAGGAGAGAATACCGATATTATTACTTATAGCAACGATATGGATGATGAAACCCTTGCTAAATATTATAGTCAATGCGAGTTTGTATCTGGATTGAGGAGGGTGGAAGGATTTGAATTGCCTATAATTGAAGGTTTACTCTGCGGGGCGAGACCGATTTGTTTTGATACCCCAAATTACAGACATTGGTTTAATGAGATAGCCGAGTTTATTCCAGAAGACACTCATGTCTCTGAGAATTTAAGAGGGTTGTTTGATAAAGGGGTGCGACCCGTTGCGGAAACAGAAAAAGAATATGTTAAAACTAATTTTAATTGGGAAATAATATTACAAAAATTATGGAAAATGATTTAAGGGAGGAGAAATGAGCACAGGGAAAAACATGATTTTAGTTGGCACTCACTTACCAGTATTAGTAAGAGCCTTCGAGTTGTCGGAAGGTGATGTGTTGGAACTTGGTACGGGTTTCTTTTCTACCAATATACTCCGGTGGCTTTGTGAAATGAGTGGTAGAACTCTTTATTCATACGAAACCGATATGTATTGGTACAATAGGGCAATACGGAAACCGACTTCTTTTCAAACAGATGGAGACTCCGACACCGAGGCACTTATGCTTACTGATGGGGATTTAGAAAGCGATACCGATAAAGTCTTTAAGGTTGATAGTTTTGACGAGATTGATCTTAGTTGTAAGCATTGGGGGCTGGCGTTAATAGACCAACATCCCACCAGCAGAAGGATTGTAGATATTAAAAGATTAGTCAATTTGGTTGATTACATCGTAATTCACGATACCAACCCAGAATACGAAGATTACAGGCATGGTCGCCGCAAAGGTTACAGATATAGCGAAATATGGCCCTTGTTTAAATATAGATATGATTTTACCAAGTACAACCCGAACACAAGTGTTGTTAGTAACTTTTTTCCATTAGAAAGGTTTAAATGAACGATTGGGAACAAGGAATAAACGATGAGGTTAATTTCTGGAAAGAGTGGTTTCCTCGAAAAGGATTTGCACTTCAGGGAGATAGGCCATTAGATAAATTATTTAACTCCATGATTGGAGACAAGAAAGAGGTGAAGATTGCCAACTTGGGAGCCGGAGCAATAAATCTTATTGGTAACAAGAAAGAGGGGGTAATGGTAACCATAGTTGCTTCAGACTTACTGGCAGATGATTACAACAGAATTTGGAAAGAACAGGGGATAAAGAGTCCTGTTCCCATAGAGAAACAGGATATGGAATCTTTAACTTATGAAGATGATTCCTTTGATATTGTGTATTGTACCAACGCTCTTGACCATTGTCTTGACCCCCACAAAGCATTAAAAGAAATGGTTAGGATATGTAAACCCGACGGGTGGATTTATTTTTGGCATCATGCCCATGAGGGAAAGAGACTTGGTTATCACGGGATGCACAAATGGAATCTTGACCGAACTGATGATGGAGACTGTAAATTTTGGAATAGAGAGAAAGAGTCATTTCTATTGTCAGAGATTTATCCTGGGTTCACTACTGAGATAAAAGTTGGGAATAGAGCAAGTTATTTAACTTCGTTTGTACAAAAAAAAGGAGAAGTTAAAAAGAGGAGAGAACCCGACCTTACTGCTATTTACTATACCTGTAATCATCTTGAGGAAACGAATCCTTATTTTCTCAACAAGATTGAAGAACAACTATTAAAAGCCCTTGATGGTTTGCCATTGATAATTGTTTCCCAGAAACCGAAGATGTTAGGAGATAATTGTACTAACATTTGCTTAGGAGATATAGGGCGTTCTCATTTAAACATTTATCGTCAACTGATGATTGGGGCAAGAGAAGCTAAAACAAAATATATCGCTAGTGTTGAGGATGATATTCTCTATTCTTGGGAGCATTTCCACACTAAACGACCAAGTAGAGATGATGTTTTCCTTTATAATATGAACCGATGGTCTGTATTCACTTGGTCAGAACCACCAATCTATTCTTATAGAATAGGTAGGAAAGTGGTCAATGCCTTGATCGCTCCCAGACAATACATTGTTGATGCTATGGAAGAAAGATTTAATAAGTTCCCTGATGAAAGTAAGATTGATTTATCTAGATGGGGAGATCCCGGAAGATACGAAAAGAGATTAGGAGTAACGGAAAGGAATACCGAGGAGTTCTATTCAAACCCATGTATTATCCAATTTAACCATCCAGAAGGATTTGGTAATGTAAGTTGGGGTACTAATAAAGCATTAGGAGTATTAAGAGCATTTGATATCCCTCTTTGGGGAAAAGTAACAGATGTAGTTAAAATGTGGAGTGGAGGGTATCATAAGTGATTGATGTAGCCACAACCGAGTTTTTGAAAAATGTATCTGGAGTAATTCATGTTGGGGCTAGTTTAGGCCAAGAAAGAGAAGTCTATAACCAATATAATTTAGATGTTGTTTGGGTTGAACCAATACCAAGAGTTTTTGGGTTATTAAAAAGAAGAATTAGAGATTATCCTAAACAGCAGGCTTTCAGATATCTAGTTACGGATGAAGATGACAAAGAATATGAGTTCCACCTGTCTAGTAACAGATATGAATCATCGTCAATACTAGAGTTTAATGATCATAAAGATCTATGGCCTAATATAACCTATGTAGAAACAATTAATTTAAAAGGGATAACCCTTCCTACTTTATTACAAAGAGAAAACATTGATATTAGCAGATATGATGCCTTAGTGCTAGATACTCAGGGTACAGAGATGCTTATCTTGGAGGGATCAGTCCCTATTTTAGATAACTTTAGGTATATCAAAACTGAAGCCTTTAATTTTGAAGCATATAAAGATTGTTGCGTATTAAAAGATATTGAACTATTTATGGAACAACATAGGTATAAAGAGATTGCTAGACGGACTTTTGTTTTTAAAAAAGGTAGAAATCATGGATACGATATAGTATATGAAAAAATTTAGTTTCTTTCATACCAGAGGTGGTTCAGGTTATATCAGAGGAACCCAAATGGCTCGTTATCTCAACGGGAAGAATAATCCGACAGAAGGTTATGAAAATGACCTTTGTATCTATGTCAAAATTGTTCCTCCTCATCCCGAATGTCCCAAAACTACTCCCAAACACGTTTATTCAGACGTAGACGATTCTTATGAAGCATCGGTGTTCCTTAAATCTCACCCAGAGTTCGGAGTAATTGCAATTTCCCAAACTGCCCAAGATTATTTGAAAAAGTTTCTCCATAGAGAAGATGTTTATTGGATTCCCCACCAACACTGTAACTTCGAAAGAAGACTGAGACCGCAAAGAGAAGTCAAGACAGTGGGGATTATCGGTCAAAAGAGTTCTTTTCAATATCCGGCAGACGAGTTTAGGAAAAAAGTCGAAGCAATAGGCATGGAATTGAAATACGAGGAAGATTACTGGAATGTCTATAAGGGGAATAAACAACAAGAAATGAGGCTAAATGTAGCTGATTTCTATCTTTCGCTTGATGTTCAGGTAGTTTATCGGCCACAGGCAAAGTATAAACTTCTTGCTCCTTTTGCCAACCCTAACAAGATGGGTAATTCTGCCTCTATGGGGATTCCTACTGTCGCTTATCCCGAAAAAAGCTACGTTAGGGAGTTTGAGGGGTGTTTTCTTCCGGCAAACAACATAGATGAGATGATTGAATGGCTTAGGAAACTTAAAGATGACCCGATTCTCTATGAAGATGTTGCCAAAAAGAATTTAGAGAGGGCAGAATTTTATCATATTGAAAACGTCGCCAAGATGTACTTGGCCTTACCATGAAAGCAACAATAACTGGTCAATCGGGGTTTCTCGGTTCAGCACTTAACAAGCGACTCCTAAGTATGGGTTGGGAAACCTTTGAAACATTACGACCCGATGCCGATTATGTCTTTCTTTTTGGCTCTCCTTCCTCCGATGTTTGGTATAAATATGCTTTTGCTTACAGCGTTAGAGAG